TTTTTCAAAATGTCTAACATATTGCTCATTTTTTGTTTCCTAATACACTTTTGGAGTTTTGTGGATCATTGTTAGATTCTACTTTGAAGCCACTTTTTTCACTGCTTTCCTTACGAGCAGTTTCTAATTCTTTTAATAGATCCATTACACGAGTAGTACCTACACTGCCTTGTGCCGAAACACCGCTCATATCCTCTTTGGTTAAAAGAGTTTCATATTCGGTATTTTCTTCTACACTTTGATGTCTTTCTACCGGACTGTCTGGATTTCTAACTATAACATGACTACGTGGCACGCTGCAAGAATGACCGATGTATTCTTGTAGTATTGCTTCTGTCGTTGGATACACAAGATCTACATCAAAGTATGTAACTTCTGTATTTTCTAAGTTTGGAAAATCTAGCGGACGTTCTTGTATTGGTGTTTTTTTGCCTGCTGAAAATGTTTCTACACCGAACTTTTCTAACATTGTCTTTAAACGATCATTGATGCCTTCTGGAAGTTCTCCAGCAAGCCCTATTTTAAAACTATATGTTTTTTTAGATTCGACTAAAAAATCTTGAAATTTTTTCATTGTTAGGATCCTATTATAACTTATTTATCTTTGTTTATTCCTTTAAGGCGTTCTAGCAAACTGTTTCTGTCAGAAACAACATAGCCTTCACCTTCTGTAAAATTGCCATCATTGATTGAATCTTTGTCTTGCTTGTCTTTTTTAAGTTGTAATTCAACCATTTTAAGTTTTTTATCTAGTTTTGCAATCTTAGCATTTAAACTGGTTTGCAACATAGAGTTAGCAACTTCAAAAACTCTGCCGCTGTAACGTGCTTCCACATTCATACCTAGATCCATTAGGTCTTCATATGCTTGCATTGCTTTGTCAGACACCTCGTTTAGTTCAATATCGGCCATTTGTCCAAGGCCGTCAACTGCGGGAAGTGCAGCCGCAATCTTATCAAACTCAGCAATTTCCCTAAAGGCTTTGTCTTGTGCTCGTAGAGCGTCGGGGTCTGATTTCTTTTCTTTAACTTTTTCTTCTTTGATCAATTCTTTTGATTCAGGAAGGTTAAGTAAGTCTTCTAATTTTTTCATAATAGTATCCCATTAAGTACTACTATTATTTATCGTCTAGATCCGTTGTGGAATAGATCATTTTCATTTATAATTCTAAAGTTAATGCCATTTTGTCTGCACCAGGATCTTGCAGCATCCCATTTAATAGAATTGAGTATTGCGTGTGCTTGATTTGTTTTATTTTTTTTGGCTTCTGCTAAACTAGTTTGGTTCATCGGTTTGACTTCAATCAGTTCAGCCTGTTGTTTACCGTCAGCATCAGTATATGCAATAAAAAAGTCTGGAACATAAATTGTATTTTTTCCAGTAAAAGGATTTTTGTAAGGAATCTTAATTGCTTCACTTGCCCATTTGTTAATGCTTGGATTGTTATCACAGAATTGCATAAACGCAAATTCCCAACTACTGCGATATGTTGGATTTCTTTTACCAACATATTTGTCAGGATTCTTAACAGTGTATTTTCCTTGCGCCCACTTAGCCATTAGTATAGTATATTAATTGCTGCTAATTCGTCGAATCCTCTTTTTCTAAAAAAGCCAATCACTGAATCAACTTGACTACTGGAATAAGCAATTTCGCTTGAGAAATATCTATTGAACAACAATCTTGTTGCTTTAGAACTATCGTTGTTTTCTTGTATATTTGTAATACTTGACATTGCTATCTCTTAAAATGATTTTCGTTTTGTTTCGGTAACTGCTGTTGACGCAGGTTTTTTAGGAAACAATAAATTACCTATTGAATTACTTAATACAGATTCAAGTATTCCGCTTGCTTCTTGCTTGACACCTGCTTTAGATAAATTTTGATAATTGTTGAGTGTGTTTGCACCGTTAATAATTCCAGCAAGTATGTTGCCTTGTGAAAAACTGTCTATGGTATTGTTTAATCCTGCAATAACACCGCCGCGACCAAATATACTTGTGGTGCCGCCGCCTATTGTAGATAGAGGACTAGGTGTTTTATCGTAGTGTTCTTGAGCAAAATTTTGTGGAACATTTCCTACTTCAACATAACCTCTTGAGTATTGTACCGATTCGTATGAAACACTCAATCTATTAATACTAAATTCGGAATTTTCCTGACTTACTGCATCATGCTCAAAGTTGTCAATATACGGATTAATCAGTGTAAAACAAGTATAGGATGCTCTTGCATTTCTTGGATGCAATTGATAAATTTGTATGCTATTAAAGAACGTATAACGTTTGTTTGGTTTGTCTAGGCCAAATCTATATCGCTGTGAATCTGTATTCCAATATATTGGATTTATACCATTAACACCCTTTAAGTATGCAGGAACAGTAGTTGACGGAGTTCCGTCGGTTTCTCTTCTAGTATAATTACTGTCATTGTAGTAATATCTAAAATAACTTTCCCAGAGTAAAGATGTTAATCCTGCGTTGTCGTCATGAAATTCTATAGTTACTGGTTGATATTGCACACCGGTTTGAATAATCTTTTTTCTGTTGTATTGGTTAACTGTTTGTGTTTGCATACGATATTTTGGCAAGTCTGAACTTCTTGCTAAAATGTTAATTTCACTTCGGTAAGGATATAACGTATCACTGATTGCATAAGGATTAATATTTAATACAACATGATAGAGATGTTTAAACTTTGGAGCAAGACGCATGTTGTTGTCAACATAAAGTCTTGCCGCATGTTGGTAGTCTCCTAAGTTGCCTTTAGGATTTTGTACAGAGTTAAAAAAGTTATCAAAAAAACCGTTGAATATCGACATACTGTATTTATCTATTCGATTAAGTGCATAGATAATAGAAAAGGAGGAATAATATCCTCCTTTTCATGGCAATCATTTTATTTGTTATTAGCGGCCAGCGCCAGTTGCGGCAGTGCTTACATTACGTCCGACTGTTGTGCCTAGGCCAGTGCCAGTTGGAGTTTGTACAGCGTTGTCGTATTGCATAGTTAATGCAATTGTTACTGGTTCGCTTGTTGCATAGTTTAGTGTATTATAGTTTGCTTCACTAATGTAGCAACCATAGCACTCCCAAGTTTCAAGAACAGTAGGTGTAAATGCACCGTTGCCGCCATCTAGAATTTCGATACGAGTTAAGAACTTGTAGTCAATACCTGATGCAGCACTTGCTTGTTCCATGAAATCAAATTGCTTTTGTAGTTGTTCACCAACAAGTTTTTGAACGTTGTTGTTAACATCTTCACGTAAGTTAAGTGTTAGTGGGTTCCAAGTATGCTTACCTGCTAGGTTTACTTTTGAGTTGTAAACATGAACTTCCATGTTTTCAAATGTTAAGTTTGGTCTTGTTACATCCATAACCTGCTTTGTAAGTTCAGTTGTTGGAGTACTGACACCAAAGTTTTCAAGCGTAACACGAAAGCGGTATTGAAGTTTTGGCATTAGCAAACCTTGACTGCTTGCGCTGTCGTTGGTTGCTAGTGGAACAGTTAGTTTTGTTAATGATGAGATTGCCATATATTATTAACTCCTTATTACAAGTATTTATCAATTGTAGGGGGTATCTTTCAACCCCCTATAATCTTAAAGACCTGCAATTTCTCCTGTGTTCTTAAGACGTAGCGGAATATAAATAAATTCAATTGCCTTAACTGGTTCAATTGCAATATCTACATACAGTTCGTTTCTATCAATTCTACTTGGTGTGTTGTTTGTTTCATCACACACAACTAGATAGTCGTAAAGTGCTCTTAAGCCTACAAGTTCAACCAATAGACTTTCTACCTGCTGTTTGATTTCATCGCGTGTAATTTTGTCGTTTGGTTCAAATATATAAGGCTTTGCAAGTGTTTTTAATTGGCTGCGTAGATAAATTACAAGACGTGCTACGTTAACTCTATCTAGAGCACTTGCATTTCTTGCACGAGTCTTTTGACCATAAACTACAAGACCTGCACCGTTAAGGAACGTGATTGGGTTAACGTTGTTTTGGTACAATGTGTCTCTTTGTCCAGTGTTAAGAGCAGTGCTTATAAATTCACCTTCACTGTTTAAGTAACCTGTTGCAGTTGCGTTAGTTACACCACCGCGACGTGTACCAGCAGGAGCAAACCATGGATATGCAACTTGGTCATTGAGTGCAATAACACGCAATACCATGTGACTTGGCGGTACAACAATGTTGTTGCCTGCATTATCGCTACTAAAGCCCCATGGATAGTAAACACCTAGATATTCGTCTCTGCTTACTAGTCCGGAGTCGTTATCCTCTACGGCGCTGTTAACGTTGGTTGCCCAGTTGCTAATTGCAGTTGTAGTCGGTTGCAATCTTGCAGGACTATCACCAACAACAAACGCTGTTAGGCCTCTGTCATTATTTAGACTAATCAATTCACCAATTAGTTCTGGATATCCAGGGCAAGCAATTAGGTTGAATATTCTTGATTCATCATCTCTAACATCCTGATTGCTGTTTACACTTGCTTGTAGAGAACGTACAACTACTTTGCGTTGTGCATTTAATCCAAACGATCCTGAACCGTCGTCATTGTTTTGTGATTCAGTAACCCAACGGTGTGGATAGTAACCACTCATTGATTCGTCACCGACTCTAGTATTTTCACCATCAATATCGATGTAGTTACGCTCAAAACGCTTCACGTTAAATCCGCTGCGACGTAGGTTCCATAGCAACATACCGCGTGGGTATAGTGACGGATCTGGTGCATCAGGATCGAGATAATCACTCTCAAGTAGTTCTGTGATTTCGCCAGCAACATCGCTGTTTGCGCCAGCAGTGTTATAACGTGCATCAGCAAATAATACACCGTTTTCAGTTGTTTGATCAGTTTTATCAATTAGTACCCATTTGCTGGTTACACTGCTATAACGATAAATTTGCGGATAGTTTTGTATGTCTGCGGTAGAGATCCATAGATCACCGTCAACTAAGTTGCTGAGATCTGAACGGTCGCCGTTTATAGGTTCTGATGCGCCAACAATAGGTCCGGCTGGGTCAGTTAGAGGATAAA